ATTATATTAACCAATAACATCATACACATATCTGACATCGTCATAATGGCGGTAGTTAGTCGTGTATTGCGTTTTGTGGGTGACGTTAAACCCATCACTATGTGCACACTTATAACCAATTTGATTAATGCAAATTCGGTTGGAGAAGTGCTACATATAAGCGGTATGATCATTGAGATTTATTCTCAGGCATTTAGGAGTGCCAAGAGTTTCATAAGTCTCATTGTTCAAATGCTATCTTCATTAGTCATCTCGAAGTTAGCCGCCGTTTTCCAAGTGGGGGACGACGCCCCCGTTCACACTGCGCCAGAGCCCACCATCTTGGACGATGGCAAAGAGATTTCTGACGCGATTCTCAAAACGAGACTCGTGCAGCGCGTTAAAGCAATATTAGCTAACGCCTGGACGATTTCACGTGACCTGGTCGCTGCCTGCAGTGGGGTCCTATTGGCGTTTGCAGCGCTATGTGGATCCCTCTGTCCAGGTGTCAAACCGGCTAGAGTCATGATGAACAAGTTTTTAGATCTCGTCAAGGTCTCAAAAGCCGTCCAACATGCAAAGGACTTCAACATCATTGACTTTGACAGCTTTCAGCAAGTTGTCAACAACATATTTTATGAGGCGTCCATCCCAGCACCTTGGTCTGAGGTTCACAGCGACGTAATAACACTTCGGGAGCTGTGGAGGAAAGACCAGCTGCTCATGTCTAGTGATGTAGCCAGTTGTCACAAGGTAGACATGGTATACAGGACCCTCTCAGCCGTGGACCATAAAGCTGTCCCAACAAATGTGGCAACCATACTCAAACAAGATTTCATTGACATAGACCACATGAAACAGAGCATCGCACGCATGAAGCAATCCACAGGCGTGCGCGTCAAACCAGTTGTATTAGTACTAGCAGGAGAACCTGGCGTTGGTAAGAGCACCTTTATAAACCGTGTTGCAGATGAGGTCAACAAAGACTATGGCACCAAAGGTGTTGACGCTTGGACGTGTGGCTCGGATCATCAGGATTCATTGGAAGGTAGACCCGTCATGTTGATGGACGAATTCGGACTAACAAATTTGAAGGCTGACGTGGAGGCGCTTCAGCGCGTGTCCGACACGTCGCCTTTTCACCCCAATATGGACAAGATAGAAAACAAAACTATGCACATTGCGCCGCGTCTTGTCATTGTTTGCACCAACCATGAAAACATCTACAAGGCATGTGCTTTTCCCCCCGCTTTGGCTCGGCGCATAAATCATCACGTGTTAGTAGAGAACCCTGCGCTTCTGAAATGGAAGACGGACAATGCCGGTAAGAGGATGACTGATGCAGAGCTCGCTGCCCACTTCACTGCGCACCCATCAATCATGTGGGAGTTACCTGATTGCGCCACCGATTGGAATGGCGGTTGCTTCACACCAGCGCTCAGTGTTGTTAAAGGGCCCGTCACAGCAATAGATGAGCACAAGCTGATAGGTTCCATACGTGCATTGCTCGACATGCGCGAAAAGGCATGGCGGAAAGAAAATATACCCACGTTCCAATCAGGACCCATGGATAGGGGCATTTTCTGTTTTAGAGGCCCACCTGGTACCGGTAAAACCACATTGGCCAAATTGTTGCCGGATACAGTGAAGATATATAATGACCCGCATGTCAGTGAAACCAAATTCGCAGAATTCCTCAGTGACGTCATGGATGACGAGCGCGACCATAAAGTTCTCTTCACCATAAATGGCGATGCTTTTGACAGGGTCTTAATCAAGCGTGGTCAAGAAGCCAAGGACGCATTTTGGCGCCGCGTTGTGGGCATTTGGGATTTTGGCTTCACACGGAGCGGCTTCATTTATGGCCACCACACAAAGGATGACGTTGCGACAAAAGGTTGGGCTCGTGTGGTACGCATCACCTACGATGGTGTTGAAGTCGACAACGGACATCCTACAAAAATTATAAACGCCTGGATCAACAAGGAGAAGTACAGCTATGAATTGCCGCGCTCCAACCCCACTGTCACCGAGGTGCTGGTTCGCGTTCAATGCGATCTCGCCAGTCTCAATGAAATCACACCATCGAATGTATTGGAGAGAGTAACCATCGTGTCCCCAAAGATAACTGCGCCCATAATCATGCGTTTGCTGTATGATTTCGCCAACGTGTCGCGTCAGTCCCGCATATCAAGTCCAGTTTCCGCATGTCGCTCGCTAAACTCCAGGCGCATTATGGTTGCGGTTCCCATGGGCTTAGTGGTGCTAAATGATGTGACTTTCCAAATTGTCGGAAGCGAGCCTTTGGCTGTCACTTTGGTGGCACCAAACCCCCAACCAGAGCCACCTACGTTCCACAGTCTGTTTGACCATGCAGGCGTCGATTTGGATGATGCGCTTGTGGACAGCCTGTGGAGCATATTTGGCACGATCCTGGGTGTAATTGGCATAATAACAACCCCTAAAGTTGTTCCCAAACAGTACCAGTCAGACGACGCATACGATTCAGGCCTCAGGGGTGTCGTCAAGTCAAGGACAGTCAAGAGATCCGTAGGATATGGTGAGCATGTCATGGCCAGTGTCGAGCGTGATGCAGATTGGGACGCGCTCCCCGATGTTGATTACAGTGAGAAGATCATTTTTGAGAGCAACGTGTCCAAGTACATATACCCAGCGTGTAACAGCGCGGGGGACAAAATTGCATGGGTCGTGGTCACGTCTGGGGGCATTTTGATGAATCGCCACGTTGTGCCCGCGTGTAGGAAGATAGGTTCGCACCCTCTGGGCGAGTGTGAAGTTAAGGGTGTGAGAAAGACAGACATCGCCTTTGTTCGCCCCCCGTCATATGCCGGCCTATCCAGGATGAATTGCGGTTTCGGTTTTCCCGTGCGCGGTGAAACAATATCGCGTGTGGACGCTGACGGTTCAGAGACCGAGTACGTCATCATGGACAGGCGGGTGATTCCGGCTGAAGATGGACGCAGTATAGTGATTTGGCTGGCGTCCGGTCCTCGCACAAAGAAAGGTGACTGTGGGTTGCCGTACGTCCGCAGGGTCGGTTCACTGACCGAACTTGTGGGCGTCCATGCGGGCGCACTTGGAGACCAGATAATGATAACACCGATCATGTTGCCCCCAGACTTTGAGGTCGGTTCAGGTGAGGGGAAGACTTTCTTGTATAAGACCCAGTTTGCGCCGCTCAACGACGAGATATGGCTACCGGCGTGCAAGAAAAGCACCGATGACAATTTGGACAGGGACGACATAATAGTCGCCAATGCACAACCTTTCTTTGCCACCATCAAGGACCGCTTGCTAAACATGGAAATAGAGAACTCTGTCTTGGCGTCCATCGAGTACATCCGGCAGTTAGTGCCGACATGGACCAAGTGGGGTTGGAAAGCGGCTCTCAAGAGTCTCGACATGACGACATCTGCTGGCCCAAGTTACAAAGTCAAGAAAAGTGAGGTGTTCGACTCAGACTTTGACCCGACCGAAAAGTATCAGGCCACCTTCTTTCGGGATTGTAAAACATTGACCGCGAACTGTGAGATCGTCATCAAAGACGAGATGCGAAAGATATCTAAAATAGAGACGTGCTCATCGCGTCTCATCTTTTCGTTCGATGTCGGCCAAGTGGTTCAAGCGAAGCAGTATGTGGGCTCCATTCAGAAGCAACTCATTGACTCCGTCGGGGAACATTTCTCAGCCGTCGGAATTTCTTATATGGCCGGCACATGGTCTAGTGTTGCGTCCAAACTCAAACAGTATGAACATCACATAGACGCAGATTTCGCGGCCTGGGACAAAAGCATGTCGAGCACCATGCTCACTAGCGTTGTGCGCGTCTACACGTCACCAATCGACGATTTGGACGAGCGCACCAAAGCGCGGAAATTACTGGATTATATGTCCCATGCCAACACCCAATTTGGAACCACCCGGCAGGGGTTGCCGTCCGGCATGCCATGCACTTCGCACTTGAATTCGATCGCTCATCTTATCATGGTGAACCACGCCATGGCATCGCACGGATATGGTCCTTATGGTTCAGATGACCGAGTCTGGTTCACCAGTTATGGCGACGATTTCGTTTGTGGCGTGCGCGACCCTAGCTTTCTCGACACCCTACGGTCTGTCTGGTCGGATTTCGGGTTCACAGCCACAAACGCATCCAAAACTGGGCCCCCTTCGCTGGTCGGTTTCCACGACTTGAGATTTCTCAAGCGTGGTTTTACGACCAACAAACAGGGCACATGGATGGCGCCGCTCGACATCTCCTCCATCGAGAAGAGTCTCCGGTTTACAAGAGCTCCAACGCCGTATTTGTGCGATGGCACAATGCGTGACCATCTACTGCTTGGTGACGCACAATACTCTCGCCTGCAGATGGCCTTTACTGAGGCCTACCAACATGGTGAGGAATATTACAATGATCTGAAGAAGCGCGTTATCAAGTGCGCAGCCGATAAGAAGTTTCGGCTTTTCTTCATAATCCCAACATTCAAACAATTCAGGATTCGTATCGATCCGATATGCAGTGCTCAGAACCAACTTTGTGTCAATTCAGTGAATAACCCTGTTGTGATTGAATTTCAAATGGAGACCCCCACCAATGCAATGACCGCGCGCGCAGAGACCGTCAATGGTCAGGAAGATCTGATTGCTGGTGTAACACCAGCTAGTGGAGACGTTGCCGGGCCCACCGTTGGGCTCGAGCACGGGTATGGCACAACCGGAGGGGTTAGTGTCATTGATCCGGCCATAAAAGAGAGATGGGCCCCTGCTCCAGGGGGGGCCTTTACGGTCAGCAATCTGACCACACCCGGTACTATAATTTGGCAAGCACGAGTCACACCTGACTTGAATACATTCACCACTTACCTCAAGGAGCTATACAACGCATGGGGTGGCGGTTTTGAGCTTCAGATATTCCTGGGAGCCAACAATTTTATCGGGGGTAAATTGGGCTTGTTCTTCATCCCCCCCGGTATTGACCCGTCCAAATTGGCCACGGACGATCTTCTCGCCTTTCCAAAATCCATCATTGACATACGGACGTGTGACATGATGTCGTTTCGCGCCTCAGATGTCAAGAAAGTCACGTGGCACCAGGTCGGTGATGAATCTGTGGACGGCTATGGCGGCACCATTGTCCTGGTTGTCATCACAAATGTCATATCATCTGGATCGGACAACATTACCATTGATGGCAGGGTCATGTCAAGACCTGCCCCTGAATTTGATTTTGCTTTCCTAAAGAGCGGACATGTTGACACCTCCGGATCCAATTTCTTCGGCAGCTATTACAATCTTGTGGCTGATGCCATGTCTGATGATCCTTTTTCCGCAGTTAACGGTGCACCAGCACCGGATGTCCTCATTCTACCACGCTCCACAGAACCTGTGAACAAGAAGAACAACAAGACTATCATCAAGCTGGATGGGACTGATTATGTCAGTGGAACCACTCTTGTTGGCCCCAAGCATCGTGATTTGATCGCGTATTGGGGTAGCAAGCACGGCGGCACTGACTATACAGTCTCATTCAACCTGGATGATGGATCTGTCTGGGATCATTACAAGACCGGGGGCTTTTCTGGAAGTAAGTCGCTCCCACCGCAATGGGTTGGCATATCACCAGGCGTCGAGGCGTACATACATTTTGTCAAGGCCAACACCCGCCTTGTCAAATTGTGGAAGGTGACCTACGACGCAACCAAATTTGTCATCACACCTGAGGGCACAGACCTTCCAACGTTCAATCAGCGCATAGTAATCAGCATTCACGCCGTGCCCAATAGGAGCGACCCCAACGAATCGCCGCTAACCTGGACTCCGCCTAACGGAGAGAGCGTGGTTGCGTTCGCCAATTTGGACGTGGCGGACTCCTTTGCAGCACTACAAACAGTGCAACAGCAACAGGTTTTCGCAAAATACTCTCATGACACCAAGAATGCGGCTATCCTCATGAATCTGACCGATGGGGGCAAACTCACAGGCGTGCAAGTTAAAGTGTATCCAAACGGTGTCACCACAGCAGCTGGAGTGACCAGCAGTGTTCTTTTCGCGGGTAGCCCGGTGTTTTCACCTGTCGGGCTGGTCGCTCAGGACTATAAATTAGCAGGTATCTCTGGTAACAGTCACTTGAAGGATACATCAGTTCAGCAACTGACAGAAGTGATATCATGGCTGCTGCCCTCGCTGGAGCTCTCGGAGGAAGCCTCATCGGCAGTATCAGCACACTTGGCGCAGCTGGCATCGATGCGTCAAACAGGCTCCAAATCCAAAGATCGGACCAGGCTTTCCAGACCCAGCTGCTCGACCGGCGCGCCGCCGCGCTCGGTGAGCAAGGAATCCCAGAGTCGGCTGCGTACCTTTCCGGGGGCGGTCTCGGACCAGGATCACTAGGATCAGTCACGATGGCCCCGTTTGGCACCCGTGTAGCCTCGAGCGGGTATATAGGACCTTGGCTTCCTATGTCAGCAGCGTCAGTTAGACGCGGACAGGGCGTAGCTGGCCTTGCCGCACCAAGAAGGTGAATTTAAATTTAACACCATTAATTAGAAAAATTAATTTGGCAGA